CGCAAATATGTCACAAGGAGAGCTGTTTTCAAAGACAATAGAGCAACTCTCTCAGATGGAAGACAAGACGCAGCGGACCGCGCTCGCATCACAACTTCTAGGCCGCGGCGCGACAGAACTCGGACCGTTGCTAAATGGTGGAACCGAAGCGATCAAGGAGCAGATGGACATCGCCGAAAAATACGGCATGGTAATGTCGGATGCGGCTGTAAAGGCTTCTGCAGACTTTCAGGATTCTGTCACCACAATGCAGATGACGATGACGGGACTCAAAAACAGAATGTTGGCAGAGTTCCTTCCTGCAGCGACAAAGGTCACGGACGGTCTCGCAAAGATGTTCACCGGCGACATGAGCGGGCTTGACGATGTTGTCGCAGGCATCGAGGGGATAACGGCAAAAATAGCAGAACTTGCTCCGAAAGTACTTAAGGCCGGCGCGGATCTTATCGGCCAGCTTATTAGTGGTCTTATGAGCAAGTCCGGAGATATTGGAGAGAAGGCTGGCAAGCTTGCCGCGACCATTGTCACCAAGCTGATAGCTAAGGCTCCTGACATACTGAAGGCCGGTGGCAAACTGATACTCGGGCTAGCCAGTGGTCTTATACAAGGCATGCCGAAGATCATATCCGCGGTCGCCAGAATAGGCGCTCAGATAGTGCGAGGTCTCGGCTCTGCTCTGTGGGGTAAGGTCAAGGCAGCTGCTAATGGGATAAAGGAAAGATTCCTGGAACCTATCGAAAGCGCAAAGGAAAGAGTGCGGGGCATCCTCAATACAATCAAAGGGTTCTTCCCACTTAGCATCGGGAGGATATTTAGCGGATTAAAGCTTCCTCACTTCAGCGTGTCCGGAGGTTCAGCACCGTGGGGTATCGGAGGAAAAGGCTCTATGCCATCCTTCAGTGTATCGTGGTACAAAAAGGCTGAAGAAGCTCCGTACATGTTCAAGACTGCCACGCTCTTCGGAGCCGGCGAAAGGAACGACGAGATCCTGTATGGAAGACAGGCCCTTATGAGAGACATCAGGGAAGCTGCCAACTCACAGCCGAATCAGATAACAAACTACTTCACGATCAACAACGCAGACGATCCTGAGGCGGTGGCAGATGCCATTACCAGAAGGCTGAGTCTTCAGATGAGGAGCGCGTAACATGGCCAAAGAAAAAAAAGACTCGAAAAAAGTTACCAACCTCAAGATAGAAAGAGCCGGCAATGTATTCAAAGCAGGCTGGAACAACCCTGTTTCATACACAAACCTGAAGTGCAAGTTCAGAAAGAATGTCGATGGCAAGTGGGAAGACTGGCCTAAAAGCTGGACCTCGTTAAGCAATTCTGCAACGACTGCCGAAAAGACCATAAGCTTAAGCAGTTATTACCCGAATTCGAGCTCCAAACTGGAAAGCGTCGAGGTAGCGATACATTCACTTCAGGCAGATACCAAGAAAATCAATTATACCGGTGTGAATGAGTATGCGTATTTTGACATCAAGCTTCCGAACAAAGTGAACATCACTCCGGAGTCGGGCGCGCAAAATACCAAGTTCAACTATTCTATCGCAGCGGAAAACAACCTTCATGGTGTTTATCAGCAGACCAACTACAAGACCGGTAGTGCGCACGACTGGGGCACAAAGGATCCAAAAGATTTTACCGGGTGGGGGGACCTCCAAACCAACACAACCGCTTCAGGAACCATTACGGTAGAAGGAGGAATTGCGAGTGTTGCGAACGGCGGCTCTATAACATATATGATACGCATGAACGCATCCGGACCAGCAGGCACCAATTCGCTTGTGAATGAAAAGATGCTTTATGCAAAGCCGCTGCAGGCTAATAACATAAGTCTTGTTTCATGCCCGATAGTTTCAGGTCAGTTTCAGGTGTGTGTCGATTGGGACAGAGTAGCTACAGATGCATATCCGGTATATGAGCATAAGGTGCAATATTGCATAGGGAAGCCGAGCAACACCAGTCTGGATCCACCGATTAATGCAAGCTGGCAGGATGCGGATCTGGCCGGAATGACTTTTGTGCCGGAAGACCAGAGCAAGGTACGTCAAAGAGCCACATTCCTGACACCACAGTGGGAGAATGAAGTCGTCAACGGAGTATACGTTGGCGAAGACTGCATGTGGGTAAGGGTAGTACAAAGACAGCTGGAAGGTCTTGACACATCAAGCGAAGCCCAAAGGATACTGGAGTTCACAAGACCTCCAAAGCCAATCATAGAGTCGATATCATACGATGCGGTATCCCATGCATTATCCGTGTCCGTGGACAACAACTGTGACGGGATCACACCGACCACGACTTTGTATTATGGTCGACAAGCCGCTACAGTACCCGCCAATGGGACATATACCACCACGTACGAGCTCGGTATTGGCGAGTGGGAGTTTGTAGCTGTAAACACTTATGGAGGGAAGACATCTGAACAGGCGGTTGAGACATTTGTCCCGGCGCTTTCGGCAAACACACCGACACCGTATTATCCAACAGGGGTCAAGGCCGTAGAAGGGACTGCTGCCGGTTCTGCTGTCATTTCGTGGACAAATGTAATGCGTGGCGTCACAGGCGCAGAAATACAGAAGTCGACTAACAAAAGCACATGGACAGATGCCGGCGAGGTAGAAGGCGAGGCCACAAGCTATACCGTTACAGGGCTTTCGACGGGCTCGACTTACTATTTCAGAGTCCGTACCGAGAATGGCAAAGGGGCTTCCGGGTGGTCAACATCCATCGGCGAATTGACCTTAAAGGCAAATGTCCCGCCTGCACCGACGTTAACTCTGGCAAGAGAAGGGCTGGACAACATAAAGGTCAGCTGGAATTGGGGCGACTGGGCATCCGCTGAAGAAATAGAACTGTTGTGGAGCCAGAATACGCAGGCATATAAACTGTCGAGCTCCAATTGGGAAAGCGTCTCGAGGGGTGGACATACAGGTGCAGATGATTTCATTATAGGCGGTCTTGAGGTAAGCAAGAAGCCGTGGTATGTATGGGCAAGATTCGTGAGTTCGGAAACCATATCCGGAACAAGCGAGAAACACATTACTCTTGGGCTTACACCTTCGGCACCGACTATCAACAGCTTTACCAGAGCGAACACATCCGTTGACGGTAAGACGTCAGCAACCCTTAAGTGGTCGCATAGCTGGAATGATGCTCAAAAAACGATAGTGACATGGGATACGGATCCTGATGCATGGAACACCACGAAAGGCCCTGCTAACAGTGCAGAGGTGGACGCATCAAAGAAGCAGGTCATAATAGCGGACCTTGATCTGGGCAAGAAGTGGTATGCAAAGGTCAGGCTTGAATATAACGGCGAGTTTTATTCCGAGTCTAACGGTGTGGAGGAGCTCAATCTTATCACAAAGCCTTATACACCAACGGTCAGCGTATCGCCTGTTGCAATAGCACAATCGGATAAGGTAACTGTTTCATGGGCATATGATAACGAGGACGGCTCAGAGCAGAGGGATGCTGTCGTTAAGATATATCGTCTCACGAACGGCACCTATAACAAAGTCAAAAGCGTATCCGTAGGGAATGAGACGGCCGTATCAGTATATGCAAACAATTTGACAGCCGGGACGTATTATGCAACTGTCAAAGTTACATCCAACAACGGCAAGGCATCGGATGAGAGCACAAAGTCATCATTCACTGTTGTAAGCAGACCAATAGCAGTAATAGCAAGTACATCTCTTGTCAGTGGGAAACTAAAATCCCTGCCACTGACCATGACGGTTACCGGTGGCGATGATGTTCTCGTCTATATTGAGAGAGCAGAATCGATGACAGTCCCGCTGATGAAACCGGACGAGACAGAATATCACGGTTATGCTGGCGAGCTTGTAGCTAAAGTGGAGTCAAATAGCAGTTCGATATCCATCGGGCAGTCAGACCTCAGGTCCAGCCTTGATCAGGACAACAAGTACAGGATAACTGCTATCGTTACTAACAATATCTGCACTGACAGCAGGCCTGTGACGCTGGATTTTACAGTTGACTGGGCGGCAAAAGCGGTGATGCCTACGGCAGACTATGAAACCGACGATGAGAACAAGATCGTTAAGATAACACCGACCGCCGGGGCCGGAACACCGGAAGACGCCTTCTTTGAGATCTATAGGCTGTCTGCGGACAAGCCGGAGCTGATACTGAGCAGTTCTGAATGGGACGAGACATTCGTTGATCCGTATCCATCGTTTGGCGAGAACAGCGGACACAGGATCGTATGTAAGACGGCAGAAGGGAACTACATAGACGCAAACGGGCAGCTTGCATGGCTGGATCTGGAAGCTGAAGATTTCAGATCTGATGCTGCGGTCATAGACTTTGACGGTGGTCAGATAAACTTCATCTACAATGTTGACGTATCCCATTCGTGGGACAAGGACTTCACCGAGACCAAATATCTCGGAGGCTCGGTGCAGGGCGACTGGAATCCTGCGGTATCAAGAAATGCTACTATTGGAGCCGTCATGGTAACGCTTGTGGACAGCGCAAAGATCGAAACGATGAGAAAGCTGGCAGCATATACAGGCATTTGCCACGTAAGAACACCTGACGGTTCATCCTTTGCTGCCGATGTACAGGTGTCAGAGAAGTGGTCTCAGGACAGTGCTCACAAGATAGCTGAGTTCTCCCTGAAGATCACAAGAGTGGATCCTGAAGGCTTTGATGCTATATATCTTACAGACTGGGAGGCTGAAGAATAATGAACTGGTACAAAGGTTTCTCAGCGGCATATTATGCTACAGAAGTGGATGCCAGGACATGGAAAGATACAGACCGCATAGAAATAACGGGAGGCAGCATATCAAGGACTGACGAAGGGCTCAGGAACTCTGCTGATATAGATTGTGTCAATTACGACAGAGCCCGTGAGATATATGTGCGGATATGGATGGACGCAAGGCAAGGCGGAGACAGGGAGCATGTCGCTTTGTTTACCGGCCTTGCTTGTGCTCCGGATCGGGACATCAATGGCACATTGGTGACCAACTCAGTCAAGTGCTTCTCAGTGCTACAACCATGCGAGGATGTTCTGCTGCCAAGAGGCTGGTATGCTCCGGCGGGCGAAAGGGTATCGACCATACTGAGCGAATTGCTGTCGGTCACTCCTGCACCGGTACGGATAGAAGGAACAACACCTAAGCTGGAGTCGCATATCGTAGCTGAGGAAGGTGAGAACCACCTTACGATGATCGAGAAGATCCTTCTTGCTATTGGATGGCGTATGCAGGTAGAGGGTGACGGAACTGTCCTGATAAGGGAAAAGGCAACAGCCAAATCTGCTGTGTTCGACCCTTTGGAAAACGACTGCATCGAAACCCAGCTAAATGAGACATACGACTGGTATTCAGCTCCGAATGTGTTCAGAGCAGCGACAGAAAACAGGACGGTCGAGTACAAGGATGAATCAGACAGTATCCTGTCAGTAAAGAACAGGGGACGCGAGATATGGTTTGAAGAAACCAAGTGTAATCTGAACGATGGCGAATCCCTTGAAGGCTACGCAGAGCGCAGACTGAGAGAAGAGCAGCAGGTAAACAGAAAAGTAAGCTATACAAGAAGATATATTCCGGACATATATCCGTCAGACATAGTGGAGCTTCGGTATCCGAGACAGGAAATCGACGGCTCCTTTTATATTGTTTCTCAGAGTATATCTATCGGGTATGGTGCGCCAGTATCTGAGGAGGTCAATGGTATATGAACAAAGTAGACAAGCTGGCGAAGACTCTTGCCGAGAGTACGGAAATAAAAGATAAAAAGAAAACGTCGGCTTATGACACTATTGCCAAAGTCGTTAGAATCGATGGCAATACTGCATGGGTCGCTATTGACGGTGGTGTTCCGCAGACACCAGCAATTATGGTGGTCAATGCAAAAGAGGGCGATAACGTAAGAGTCAGGGTAGGCGGTGGCAAAGCGTATGTAACAGGTAATGCTACGGCCCCTCCGACAGACGACAGGCATGTGCTGTATATCACAAAAGAGGCAGTAGATTATATTGCCGCACTTAAAGACAAAGACGTTACCGTAAGGACGATAACTGCGGCGGCTGGATATATTGATGACCTTCATGCAAAGAGCATCACTACCGAAGATCTTAAAGCAACCACAGGCTATATCAAGGACTTAACATCCGAGAATATAACTGCAAAGGATATTACAGCCGACCATGCTACCATTGACACGCTCGATTCTACGTATGCAACGATACATGAACTTCATTCTGATTATGCAGAAATAGACCTTGCCAATGTAAACAATGCATGGATTAACAATGGCGTCATCAAGGATGCCGCCATATCCGATGCACAGATAGTTGGTGTATCCGCAAACAAGCTGACTGCTGGAACTATTGATGCTGGCAAAATCAATGTAGCAAATCTGAGGGCAAAGAACCTCATAGTGGAGAAGCTCAATGGACAGCCTGTATTTGGAGGGCTGACAACAGTAAATCCAAACTCAAGTGGATACAAGCAGAAAAATCCATCACAGGAAGGGTGGTACGAATATGTCAACGCACAGTTCGTATTGTCCGCAGATACTACCGTTGATGATGACAAGGTTTACTACAAGGACGATGAAAAGGTCGCTCTTTACGATCAGACATACATTGACGGGCTTGCACAGGATTTGAATGAGAGAATAGATGGTGCTGTTGAAACATTTACAGGCGCCGCTGTTCCAACCCTCATAAACTATCCCGCCGTAGATTGGACAG